GCACCGAGATGTTCTCCAGCTGCTCGGTGTCCTTGTCGGTGAGGAACATCCCCTTGTTGTCGCGCATCTTGTTGAACAGCTCGATGCGGCGGAACAGCCCGTCGCCGCCGGGGGTGAGGGTCTCCTGGAGGTTGGACGCCAGGCCCCAGACCGTGAAGGCGTGCAGCAGGTCGGACACCGACTGGCGCGTGCGCAGCCAGTTGTCCACGTATGGCTTGGCCATCTGGCTCATTGACAGGCCGCCGAACGAGTATGCCGGCTTGAGCATGTCGGGCACCTTGCGCCCGATGATCGTCAGGAAGCGGCTGGCGTGGACCTCCTTGCCCATGGCGAACCACTTCTGCGGGTTGTACCAGTCCGGGCTCAGCGGGTCGTCGCTGTTGTAGCTGGCCGGGTAGCTCCAGACCGCCTCGACCGGCTGTATTCTTTTCAAACTGCCCTTGGTGACCTTGGCGCGCGTAACGTCGTTGTCGCCGTCGCCCACCGGCATGAGCAGCTCGTCGGGGTCGTCGAGCGAGTCGTCGAAGTCGAGGAACAGGTGCGCGCGGCCCATGTAGCCGTCGTACTCAACCGAGTGGCAGAGCATCTCCATGACTTGGAGCCGCTTCAGCTCGCCCTCCAGCTCCTGGATGCGGTCGGCCTTGTTGCCCTTGCTGCCCTTGGCCTTGATCTTGATACCCTTGCGGGTCATCTCGGTGGCCTGGGTCTCGGATATGACGCGGTACTCAGGGCGCTGAGCAAGTTCAGAAAGATAAGGGTAGCCGAGGAACGCCTGGCCCTCGGCGAACGCACCGTAGCCGCCGTAGCCCGAGCTACCCCAGCCGCCGGCGAAGATGATCTGCTGGTCGAGCGCCAGGGCAGCGTCCTTTGACGACCGCTTGATGGCCTCGTCCATCGCCATCGTCTTGCGGCTCTCAGGCACGACGCCCGGCATGGGCTGGGCCGCGCTGTATATGCGGCGCGCCAGGTCCCGGACGCGGGCCTTGGAGCTGCCCGCGTAGGCTAGGGCTTCGTCTGAAATCTTCAAAGGCTCGCGCTTGGCAGCTGGTGCCGCCTTGGGCTTGGAGGTCGCTGTCAGCTTAACGCCGCGCCGCCCCAGCTTGCGCTTCAGCGCCTTGAGTTCGCGCTCCAGCTCCTTGCGCTTACCCACGCTGGCCTGCCCAGGCTAGAACTGCGTCGTTGATGATCATGGGCTGGCGGGCGTGCATGGAGTGCATCACAGCCAGCGCGAGCGAGCACACGCAGTCATCGTGAAACCCTTCTGGCGCACTGTAACGAACCCCGGTCCTTGTGTACTCATATTCAAAGTCCTCAAGTTCCTGGCGAACAACACCGTCGGGGAAGTGGATGGTCGACTGCTGGATCGCAACAGCCAACCCTTCCATCAGCTTCTGCTTCGACGGCGCACTGAAGTTGTAGCCCTCAAACCTAGAACCCGGATGCTTCTGAAGCATCTCTAAGACCGGGTCGCCAGCCCCCGTGCTGTCAACCAGCGCTGGCGTGCGCCCAGTGATGTTCTGGATGCGCGATATGGTCACGTCCCACGGCAGTTGAAACCGCTCGAACCTACACACGCGCCCCGCATCGTCAAGCGCGGTGCCTACCGTCCAGTCGACGTGCTTGGCCAGGTCCCAGCCCCACACCTTGGGCGGGCTGTTGCTCAGAGGGGCAACGCAGTTGGCGATGTACTTGAGACCGAACGGGTTGCCGCCATCGTCTGACGGCTCGGCTAGATAGAGTTCACGAAACACCTGCTCGGGCAGGTCGCGCTTGGCCTCCTGAATTTCGCTGTCGGCCAGGACGCCGGCCGCTACCGCATCACTAGCCAGTATCTTGAAGTAGGCCATCCCGGCCTCACCGCTCTCGGCCTTTCGAGAGAGAGCGTAGAACCAGTTCTTGCGGCCCTTGACGTTACCGATGAATCGGATTGGGCCGCGTGTGGCCGTGACGGTGGAACGAATGGCGTGCCAGCTCTCCTCCCTCATGCGGGAGGCCTCGTCGATCACGGCCGCATAGACATCTTCACCGTAGAGGTTGTCTGGCTTCTCGGCCGACTTGAACCAGATGATAGCGCCGGAAACAACAATCTTAAGCGTAAGGTCGCCTTCGTTTGAATCAAACGTTCCTTTGGGGAACGCCAGCTTCATCCGACTAAAAGCAATTTTGGCCTGACCGTAGACCGGCGCTACCCACCAATAATTTTGGCCCTCTTTGCCGAACAGCGCCTGCTCAAACAGCCACGCTATACAACCAACGGTCTTGCCGGTTTTGGTAGCTGCCTCGATAAACGAAAAGCGGGCGATAGCACCGGACGGATCACGCGGATAAAAAATTGCGTGTTCTTGTTTAGGGTAAAGCAGCGGCCGGGTGTATTTGACCTTATGAACTTCAGGAGCCGGGCCGGCTGATGGTGATGACGTTTCCATCTGTCCTGTATGCCCTGTTTTCTTCCTGCGTTGCCGGTGCTTTCAGTTCCATCAAAATCTCGGTGTGGGTGGAATTTTTCTCCACCGTTATCGAGGCGCGCCGCGAGTGGCAATACGGCGCGGCCTCCACAGCCAACTTGCAAGCCTCAACCTTCATGTTGAACATCTTGCTGAGCTTCTCGATCTTCTCAGCCATGGTGGCGTCTTCTTTAGCCAGCGCCTCGTGAAACATCTTCTCGGCCAGATCGGCTTTACCGTCGTAATAGCGCATGTGCTTGAGAAGAACTTCGAGCGGAAGGATACCGGCAGCCAGCGCCTTATCGGAAATGTCACGCAGCATAAGCGTGCGTTGATTTAGCGAGCCTTTAGGGCGTCTACCGCCGTGATCTCCACCTCTACCAGCCATTTGCTTTCCAACGCTAAGTTTAGCCATCAAAGCAGCAGCACCGGCGGTGCCGCGTTTGCGGTCCTGCTACACCAACGCACCCAGCACGAACACCGCGCACGAGCGCCTTAAGCCGCTACAAGATTACCTATTTTCACATCAGCCTCGCCAAGCGAAGCGAGGGATATTTTAGCTCGAAGCTCGTCGCCTTTGCCGTAAGCCCTTACAAACTCACCGGCAGCGCCGTGAAACGGCCCTGATCCAACTTTGACACGTTGCCCGGTTTTGAACTTTGGTTTGGGCGGCGGGGTGTAAATCCCATCGGATGAGCATTGCGATCTCAACCTCACCAATTCATCCTCACGCACATACGAAGGTTGCTCGCCGGTCATCAGTAGACCGCTAATCCGTTCCATGCTCAGCACCGCGTGCCAGGCGTCCTGGATTGATTCCCAGCTATCGTGAAGCGCAACCAAAATATAGAGCCCCAAAAGCGGATCGAGGCGCTCGACATGTTTGCCTTTGAGGCGACTGCGGCGCTTCACCTGCGGGAAAAAATAATGGAAGCCGTTTTGGATTAAATCTTGAAGCGCCTTGAGATGCTGCTGCGGGCGGACCACGGCAACGGCCCAGCGAGCTTGTGGTGTCTGGATGGAAGATGCGTCGGTCAAGCGCGTTCCCCGGTTGCCCTAATTTGCAATTAAGGCAAGTTGCGGAGAAAAGCAAGCGAAAAATTTGAAATGGGTAAAGATTAGCCTTTTGGCGCATGCCGGGGTCGTTTTAGGCATTCTAGGCGACTTTCCCTATAGACCCCCTCCAAATAAAAATCCCCTGGTGGGTCTCCTAGAATGCCTAAAACGTCTTATATGATATATAAATAATATAATAATATATATAATATAAGGACTTAAGGGGGGAATGGTGAGAAAAACCCATTGCCTAGAACGCTTCCTAACACGTTACCTAGATTGCCTAGAACGTTTTTGTTCAATTTGCTAGAATGCCTAAAACGAGGCGTTCTAGGAGTGAAATTGCCTAGAACGTCCGGGCCGGCTGGATAGGGCTGGACGGCCATGCCTGGGCGAGTTGGGAGGGGTCTGGAACCGGTCGAGGAGAGGGGTTCGGGGCTGGAGAGGGAGAGGGAGAGGGTAGTGCCTCAGTTTGAAATTCAGACCCCCTTGACCGGGCTTGGAATGGGCGGCAGCGGCGTGCATATTCCCGGTCATGGCGAAGCACCCCAAACGGCCTCGCGACCCCAATCAGCTCGGCAAGCTGATTGTAGACCTATCGACCGGGGACGCATCCGACCCCGTAATGCCCTCGGATACCCCGGCAATGGAGTTTGCCAGGAGCGGCGGATTGAAGGGCGGGAAAGCCCGCGCCGCGGCATTGACCCCTCAACGCAAGCGTGCAATTGCTCGCAAGGCGGCGAAAGCGCGTTGGGGCAAAAACGGGTCGTGAAGTCGATTAAAGCTAACGATTTAATCGAGAACGAGTTGAAGGAATGCAATCGCCGTTTGGGCGAGCATTTAAAATCTGACGTTCTCGTTCTTAAGTCTCCGATTCGCTTCGGCCTGGATGACACCATTC